TTCAGGTCTTGTGATAAATTCTCGTGGAGTTTGACCATTTAAGAATTTAGCAAATGAACGGTTCATCACCATCAATCCCATGTTGTAAAATTCTGCTCCTAGTGAGTTCCAATTCCATTCTACATCTTTTAAATTTGTGAAAGCATTCTGCGAATATTTGCGTATTTTTGACTGATATTTTTTGTTAAGTGGCAAATCTCTTTCCAACACACCACCGAAATCATATTCTTCAGATAAATCTAAAAAAATGTTTGGCGCTGTGGGTTTAATATAAATGTCACTATCCACAATTGCTATTTGATCGTACCTATCAAAATACTCGAAAGCATTTTCTTTTTCATAGATAGGCAAATAGCCTAATCGTTCCACTGCTTCTTTGCTTCTACCTGTTCTTTTTACATCTGGACGTATTTTTAATTTTGGTTCTGTTAGTACAATGTGATCTATGGAATATTTTTTACAATAGACAGCCACACTTTGAATACAAGTTTCATACAGTTTGCTTGGTTTACCCACGCTGACTTGAAATATTAATCTTTTCATTTGAGATCTTTCGTAAAACTGAATTCTTTGGAATCAAATATGACTTTGTTATTTAAATCAAACTGCACATCCAAAATCCCATCGTTGATACACCAATCTGCTGGCATGGCTCCTTGTGTTTTTACAAAATCTATAATTTTTTTTGCTCCAGCAGGTTTCAAACAGTATGCTCTAGCACCTTCCCACCATTGTCCTACCATCATAGGCTTGGCGGGTTTAAAGCCTTCAAATTTTAACACATCAGAAAATTCTTTATCTATTGAAAAGGGTTTTTTAAACACAACATCATGTTCAAAAATGCAGATGGGTGTGTTTTCTTTCACACATTTTGACCATAGATGGTATTGGCTTAAAAAGCAACCCAGTGTGCCTGGCCTCTGCATTAATCTTTTGCTTTTTTTACTGCCTTGAAAAAATTTAAGGTTATTTTTTTCCGCAGTTGTGGTTTTTCCATCAACTCCTTCGTACAATTCTAAATTCCAACCCAATGCTCTGCCAGATGCCAGTGCTTGTTGAGCCCATTCCACAGAATTTTCGTAATTTTTAAGATAGATGATGTAACCTTTAGCCATTGTCTTTATCTTTTGTTTTTTGTTTGTGATATTCTAATTTTTCTTGGTCATTATACCAAGCATATTTTAATGCTTTGTATCTAAATCCATATTTTTTTGTGCCTTTGGCTGTGCTGAATATTTCTCCACCGGATTTTAATCCCCAACTGTTCCATTTATACGGTATAGAAATAAATTCTCTAGCATCTAATAATTTTTTAAGAACGTGTTGATCCACGAACCAATAAATTGGTTTTTTAAATGCTTCAATCATTGATTCACTCAACGCTTTTTTAAATTTGTCGCCTAGGTCTCCTATTCCAGGTGTAACACAACTGGCAATGTAAACACTAGGATCTTTTGGCTTACGCATAGCGGCAGGATCTTTAGTTATTTTTTTAAATTCTAATAAGGGTATCCTTTCTCTCGCTATTCCATCCGCGTCCAGTTGAAGAATATGCTGGTATCGTTCAAAAAATTTATCAAAATAAAAAAATCTCGCACTAGATAGATAAATTTTTCTTTTTAATTCATTGTCGTTTTTTGTGCCACAAATTTCTGGACCTCTACTAAACAATGGATGTGTTTTTGCCAGTTCAAACTGATCATAAAAGTCTTTAGAATGAGTTTCGTAGGTGTATGTTATATTTTCATCCTGTATTAAATTTTTAAGTTTGTGTTCTTGATCATATTCATAAATCATGTGTACATGAACATGAATTAAGTTTTTTTTGTTAACTGCTAAAGTACTTTTTGCTAGATATTGTCCATATTCAGCCCAATATCTGGGATCACAACTGAAATAAATTGTGTGTTGCTTGCCTAAAGGTGAATCTCCCATTATGTTTTGCTTATCAAACATTTTTTTCCATTTTAAATTTCAGTTTGTCTTGAGATGTTGGTCTGGTGAAAGAATTTTTTGCTTTCATTCTTTGACTGTCCCAAAATTTTTTGTTTATTCTAAAATAACTGGTGTCTGAGTATGTTAATTCACAACTTACACTGTTAATAACAACATCTGCTGATAAAACACCCATTGCCCAAACAAAATCTATTAATTTTTGAGCACCAGAAGGTTTAATTATATAAGCATGAGCACCTTTTATATGAGTTTTGTTATATAATTCTAATCCGGAGTAAGGAGGTCGTTTTTTATTGTACAAAGTTACTCCTTGACCTCTATCTTGCTCTACTTCTATATCATAGTTCGAAGTTTTTCTACTTAACCAATCAAGATTGCACACGTCATTAAAACTATTGATGATATTATTTGGAATTGGACGCAACATGATAGCATCATGTTCTAAAATTAAAATTGGTGATTGTTTTTCAATGCATTTTTTCCATAATTTCATATGTGATATAGTACAGCCTAATCCTCCAGAATTTAATTTTTTAATTCTTTTGTTAATTTGAAAATCTTTTAATTTTAAGTTGTTCCATTCATGATTTATAGCATCACCATGAATGGCTGGAAAAATTTCTGGTTTTAGATTAAATTTACCACATGATTCTAAGCAATCTTGAGTCAAAGTTTCGGATACTTTTACACCCTGCATTGTTATTATGTATGATGGAATATTCAAAGTCATTTTTGAATATTTATTGATATATTTTTTGGTGTTGTGTTATATAGAAGCGTCTTCCATACCAGCAACTCTCAATTTAACAATGTTTGTCATTTGCCATTGTTTTTGATCCAGTCCTTTGGTAATGCCGAGCCATTTATTTCTTAACAGTGCAAATTCGTTGATAATTTTTTCATAATCTACAACATCTGCTTCACCATCCACGTATTTTTCTACGTCTCTTGAACTCAATGCTCTTTGATAATTCTCTAAATATTTTTTGAAATGTTTCGAACGCAATCTACGTAATTCTATGTTCATGTATTGTAGAATGGCTTCTATTTCTTGTAGTTGATTGAATCTTTGTTCAACAATACCCGGCATATCGGCTGATGCTTTTTCAATATTGCCACGTATTTTTATTTCTGTTCGTGCAGTTTCCAATTCAGTTTCGTAATGTCTGATGGCATCAGGAATTGCTCCAATATCTTTTGCTATTTTCTGATACCATCCAGCCATTAATAATCCTCGTCCTGGTCGTCCACATCCAAATAGAATTGAATTGCTCGATCCAGGTCATCGTCGGCACCTAATGCGGCTTGAAATTCTTCATCTTCAACCCCATAGTCTGCCATTAGATCGACAAATTTTTCTGCTACCACATCCATGGCTTGTTTTCTATCCATGTACTCTTTGAAAAATTGCCAAATTTCAACTAATTGACTTCCTTCGATCATCTTATTCCTCAACTGCTTCTGTTGTTTCTTTTGTTTCTGATTCGTCTGTAGTTATCAAATTGTTAAAGTTTTTCATAACATTGTCCAGCAGTTCTCCACCGCTTTCCCAAACTTTACGATATTCTTTAATTTCTTGACCTTTAGAATCAACATATTTTAGTCTGTTTCCGTCTTTTGTTAATATACCTTTTTTCTCAAAAAGATCAACAAGTCCGGAATACGGATTCATTCCAGTTTCGTATGGAATCTTAACTTGTACACCTTCAAAAGGTTTAGCATATCTAGTTTTCATAACCTTACAACCGGCTCTTATACCTCTCACATCAGTAACTTTGTTACCATCTTCATCTTCTTTCAGTTTCAATTTTTTCATTGCTACCACAATTGAAGAAGCATAGATAAATCCTTGTCCACCTGATATCTTATCATCTGGATCAAACATATCTTGTGATGCGTATGTATGGTTAGTTGCTACAAGTCCTACATTGTGTGAACCAAACATATTGACACAGTTACGTACAAGTGCTGTCAGTGCCTTTGGCTTTCTACCCATGTCACCTTTCATATCACCTTTTGAAAACTGATCAACATCTGTTGGAGTCAGCAACATACCCAAAGAATCGATCACAAATAACACTTTTGGTCTGTCTTCCTCGCTCATTGCTTTGTAGTCTTCCATGAAAGTTGACACAGTTTTAGCAACATCATCAATCATACTCATGTTAAGTTTTAAAAGTTTTTTCTCATCAGTGTCTACGTTCAATGCTTGTAACCAAGTTTCGTCCAATGCGTTCTCTGAATCAATCAGCACCACAAAGATGCCTTGATCCTGTGCCGCTTTCACAATGTTTCCTGAACAGATGTATGATTTACCTGCTCCAGATTCACCTGCAAACACAGTTACTTTTCCTAATGGAATACCTTTGTTAAAATCACCACTCACCAAATAGTTCAGTGCGTAATTTCCTGTAGAGATCCAATCTGTTGGATCATGAAATCCAGCACTCATTCCTGTGATGGATTTTGTTAATGTTTTTCTAAATTTACTTACATCAAATGCCTTTACCATAATTTATTCCTCTGTTAGTATGTGTGGGGAGTTCTGCCTCCCCACAAATGTACTTTACTATTTTGATTGTCTTGCTCTAATCATTGCCAAGATGTCCTCTGCTTTTCCACTTGCTTCAGTGGTCGGCTTTGGTGCTTCTTGAGTTTTTACCTCAGCAACTGGTTCTGCTTTAACTTCTGGAGCAGGTGTTTCTGCTTTCGGAGTTACTGGATCACCAGTTTTTGCTGACAAGCCTGCTGGTCTGAAGTACTGACCAAATTTTTCTTGGTCATATGCTTCTCCATCAACAGATGCTTCAAACATTTCTTTCATTACCTTAACTTCTACTTCAGAAGGTTTCTTAGGTAAGAAATCATTTAGATTGAAAAGATTGTGTGTTTCAATCGCTTTGTTTTCTTCTTCTGTTAAAGGTCTTGACTTTCTAGACCATGTTGATGTTGAATAATCAGCATATCCACCTTTGGATGTTTTGATAATTCTAAAATCAACACCGCTTGTAGAATCAGTTGGAAGATCTTCCATGTCTGGATCCATCAATGCTCCTTTGATAATTTGGAATATTTGTGGACCAATTATGAATCTTCTGATTGGATTCTCTGGAGTTGTTTCCTCATTAAGTGGATCATCCTTCACAAAACCTTGGAAGATGTAACTTCTTTTCTTCCAATATTTTCTTCCTAAATCTTCTAACTTAGGATCTTTGAACCATCCTCTTACTTCGGATAAGATTGGACAAGACTCGCCATACATTTCCATACATGGAACTTGTACTTGTACTGGTCTTGAATCTGTTTCACCTTTTACGCCTGCGAAAGGTAGTTTGATCATCAATCTCTCTTTCCAGAAAAAAGTGTTTTCTTTATCGCCATCTGGCAAGAAACGAACAGTTGCCTG